GTAGAAGAGTCAGCCCACCTCTACCTCACGCCGGGGACCGTGGTTGGAAAGATCCTCTGGCGGAAGGACCGGCGCCGGATCAAGGCGATCCGCACGTTCCCGGCGGAGACCCCGCTGGATGCGATCTTTGACGCCCTGTTTGGGTCAGAGCGACCGGCGGAGTGGGAGGAATCCAAAGGGGAGTGGTCGGGGCACTTCCGGGATCGTGGCGGCGCTAAGCGCGATGTACGAGCCCGGTTCGCATTCACGGAAGACGAGATCCATGTGCTTCTGGATAAGGAAGCCATCATCTTCGACGGTCCCCGGGTCGAGCTGATTGATGCCGTAGACTTCGTTGCGCCGTTCCGCGGTGGTGCTGATGTCCAGCGGCTCCCATGGTGCGCCCAGGTGCTCCACTATGACGAGAACATGCTCCGTCGCAAGGTGGAAGAGGGGCGCTTTTATGCTGATGCCGTACGGGAGCTGCTTGGTGAGAATCCTCCAGTAGAATCCACGGAGCAATCTGGGCAAGCCCTCGCAGACCTACGCAGCCAGACTGAGGGTGTGGTATCAGATCCCTCCACGAGCGTCCGTGCGGACGAGTATACGATTATTGAACGATATTGCCGCTGGGACATCGACGATGACAGCTATGAGGAAGAGATCATCGTCTGGACCTGTGACCAGCTGCCAGACCGTATCCTCGGCTGGGATTATCTGGACAATGTGTTCGCGCATGGAAAGCGCCCCTTTGTCGTCGGACGCTATCTGAAGCTTCCTGGGCGCTTCTACGGGCTGTCATTTCCAGAAGTGGTCCGCGATCTCCAGGACGAGATCAATACGATCCATAATCAGCGTGTAGACGCTGGAACGGTCCAGAATACGCCGAGCGGCTTCTTCCGTGCTTCCATGACCATGCCACCGGGGCCTATGCGCGTATCCCCGGGTACATGGCTCCCTCTAGATAACCCCCAGACTGACGCCCGGGAGATCCGCTGGAGTGGGACCCCAACGTGGGGCTTCAATGAAGAGTCCACGCTCTACCAGATGTTCGAGCGTCTGACGGGGATTACAGACCTTGCGCTGGGACGGCAACCTAATCGGGTAGGCGCCACGCGCACTGCGAGCGGGACTGCGGCGCTACTGAGTGAAGCGGGCCTACGCTTCAAGACCGCCATGGAGGGCTTCCAGCGCTTTTGGCTGGAGATTGGGGAGCACATTCTCGCGCTGGACCAGCAATACCTGCCAGAAGGGAAGGAATTCCGTGTGACCGGGAAGCTACCCGAGATCATGCGGATCGAGTCCCGGGAAGAGATTGCGGGACGCTTCCATTTGCGGCTTGCGGCGACGAGTGAGACGCTGAATAAGCAGGTAATGCGTGAGGACGCCACGATCAAGCTGAACGCGGCGCTCCAGTCGCCGATTCCTCTCCAGCTGGGTCTGATTGGCGGAAAGGGCTTGCGTCGTCTCTATCGGGAGTTCTTCCGTGCCTTCGGCGAGCAAGACCCCGACATGATCCTGGAGCCCCTTGGGGACCAGATCGTGCACACGCCGGAGCAGGAGCTGGCAATCTGGTCCAGCGGCGGCGACGTACGGCCAAGCATGATGGAGAACATCCCGGCGCACATCGAGGCGCATATGGGGCAGCTCCAGGACCCCGCGGTGAATGGAGATCCTATTCTCCGCGAGAAGATTGAAGCCCATCTCTCTGAGACCATGCAGCTCGCCCAGATGCAGGCTATGTCCAATATGCTCCAGGGTGGCGGTAGCGGGAAGGGGCGTAAGGGCCCAGTCGCGGGCGATCAGACGATGAATGCGCAGACGGGGCGGCAGGCTCCGCAAGCACCGGCACAGTACGGGAACGGTCCACAGATGGGGGCTATGGCGTGATTACAGACGAGCAAATTCAGAACTGGTTTACGTACCATGCACCTAATGGGCTAGAGCAGATCGCGGCATACCAGCGCATCCGAGACGCGGGGCATGAATTCGCCCTGACGATCCTCGCCAACACGCCATCGAGCGCCGATCAGACGACGGCGATTCGTAAGATCCGTGAGGCTGTGATGACGGCGAACGCCGCTATTGCGTGCGGTGGGTGATGATCGATCCTCAGCTTGCTTACGATTCAGCCCAGATGCGGAATCTGCTAGATAGCCCCGTCTGGGAAGTGCTCGCACGACACCTGGAGCGCATGCAGCGTAACGCGCTATCACGGGTGATGAACTTCAGTGCGGGGGACCAAGAAACCCACCATTGGCGGGGCGTCTACAACATGCTTGTAGACGTACTGAACCTCCCCCAGATCGTCATTGAGCATGAAAGGGCGCAGCGTGAAGCGGCCTGACGATTTGCGGAAGCTCCCGCTCGTGGAAGTGACGTGGAAGGACGCTTGCGGGAATAGTCGGTGGATGTCTTACAGTGAGGCGAAAGAGTGCGAGACGCTTGAAACCAAGACCCTCGGGCGTCTTGTTCACCGGGGCGCCCGTAAGCTCGTCGTCTGCGGGACCATCGCGGACAACGGCACCGTGAACGATACAACCACAATCCCCCGCGGCTGGGTCACGAAGGTCCGCCGCTTGAAGGAGCGCTCGCGATGATGGGTGGTAAGAAGAAGAAGATGGCGATGCCGAGCGGCATGAACTGCGGCGAGATGCGGCTGGAGCAGGCCGGCAAGATGAAGGGCTTCAAGAAGGCCGGTTCTGGCGCCCACAGCATCAAGCCATCGGGCAAGGCGCGTAACCACAAGGTCTGAAGTAGCACCCCCTGCGGACTCTTCCGAGTCCGTGTTCCTCGCGCCCTCCCGGGCGTGATTCCCCCCAACCCTCGCCCAGCCCACGTCACGGGCTTCATGGAGTACCCATGCCAGATCCAGAGGTAATCCCGGACACCTCTCCGGCCCCAGTGGACGATCCAACTCCCGCCCCCGATCCAGCCCCGTTACCGGCTGATGGCGGAGAGCCTGAAGAGCGTCCCTGGAAGAATGTTCTCGCTGAGATGAACCGCAAGTACGGGAAGGTGGAGAGCCGCTTGGATGAGTTAGCTGCTTTCCTTGCGGCCCAAGCTGCTCGTGCAACGCCCCAGCCCGCTACAGGATATGACGCTCTCTCTGATGCGCAGTTGCAAGAACTCGCGCAACAGGGATCGGCGGAAGCGAACGTGGCGCTGATGGAGCGGATTGCGCAGCGGCAGTCCCAGGCTACCCGTGCTCAGGATACGCAGATCCGTCAGGCTGAGTCCGCGGTTGGCGCTCTCCTACAGCGCTATCCGCAGCTCGCTGATACCTCGGACCCCCTTCGCATGGCCGTGGATGAGTCCCGTCGCCAGTACGTGCAGATGGGCTACCCGGCCGGGCCCCTTGTAGACCTGGAGGCGATCAAGACCGCGATTGTGAGTAATCCACACCTCGTCCGTACGCAGTCTCCGCAGCCCGTAGCGAATCCGCAGCGCCCGAGCCCGGCGCAGATCGATGGTGCGACCACGCGCCGTCCTGCTGCAAAAGGGCCTGCGACGCCAAAGATCGACCCAAAGGCTATCGAGATCGCGCGGCGTATGGGTGTGAAAGACCCCGCAAAGGCGCTCCAGAGGTTCCAGGAGCGTCAGGCGCAGGGCCGCTCCAGCGTGAGTCCCATGATTGCCACCATCGTCAAGGAGAGCTAAATGCCAAAAGGTGGACCGATGATCGGGCGCTCACTCAGCGCCCGTACCTCTGCGGCTGAAGAACTGACTGAAGCGCCCGCACCAACCATGCTGGGCACCATCGATACCCGACGCCCGACCTTTGATGAGGACGGCCCTCCACCGTGGGAGGTCGATCGAGGTTGGGAGAAGCACAACACGGATGCACGCAGGTTCGTGGATGTGCCTTCCAACTGGGAGCTTCGCTGGCTCTCCCCCAGGCGCGTCGATCAGGCTGGCTTCCGTGACTGGCAAGCCGTGCCCGCGAAAGACGAGCGCATCCATTTGAAGGTTCCTGCCATGGAGGCCCCCGATAACACGGTTCGCCGTGGGGGCCACATGGGCGACTTCCTGGCCTATATGCCGAAGCATTGGGTCGAGAGTCGTAAGCGTATCCAGGCCGAGCGGAATGCACGCCGTACGCAGGCCGCTGTGGATCGCCAGGAGCAATTCAAGGAAGAGGTGCGACGGGGCGGTTTCGGCCCTCACGTACGGGTCTCTGATTCAAGGCACCCCACACACACCATCGCTGACGGGCGGACGATGGACAAAGAGTAGACATGCCATATCTGAGAGCTGCTTTTGACGCCCCGTTTGGGGCCCTCCCGACTGGGGAGATCAAGCGGCTGCGCCCGTACCGTAAGGATTCGGGCGCCAGTCGTATCTTCCCTGGCGACTTCGTGAAGATGGAGTCGGACGGGAATATTGCGGTTGCTGCGGCCACCGAGCGCCTTCTGGGCGTCGCGGCTGAGCCTTCGGCCAATGCGACCGCGGACACTGAGGTGCTGGTGTACGACGACCCGGATCAGCTGTTCGTGGTCCAGGACGACTCCGACACCACGCACGTCGCGGAGACGAATATCGGGAACAACGCCGATATCGTCGCCACCACGGGCAACACGACCACGGGCCGGTCGAACCACGAGCTGGATTCCAGTGGTGCCGGGACCGGAACGGCCCAGCTCCGCATCCTCGGCCTTCACCCCATTGAGACCAGCTTCGCGACTGCGGCTGGTTCGCCCCGTCGCTGGATCGTGCAGATCAACGAGCACGAGTACAGCCAGACGAGCGGCGTGTAAGGGAGGGCTGACAGATGCAGCTGCGTTCCAGCATTCCTGATCTGTTTACGGAGCGGCTAGCGTTCCTGGAAGATGTGCTCTTCGATGAGTACGAGATCGAGGACGGTGTAGTCTCCCAGCTCTTCAAGGTGCGCGATACGGATAAGCCCTTTATCCGTACGACCACCGTTGCGAGCTTCGGGAGCGTCCCGGTCAAGGCTGAAGGCGCCGACGTCGAGTACGACGAGATGGCGCCGGGCTACGACAAGACCTACACCCCTGACACGTATGAGCTGGCGTTCCTTGCGTCAAAGGAAGCCCTCGACGACGAGCAGGAGGAGGTCGTGTCGGATGCCGCGCGTGCACTGATGGCGTCCCTGACGTTCACCTATAACACCGACCACGCCAACTCGTTCAATACGGGCTTCACGAGTACTACGGGAAGCCCTGACGGCGTGGCGCTGTTCGCGACGGACCATCCGCTGGTTGGCGGTGGCACGGAGCAGAACGAGCTGACTACGGGTGCAGATCTGTCTGTCGGTTCGCTCCAGGATGCGCTGAACGACATCACGGACACTACGGATGATGCCGGGAAGCTCATCACATGGCGCCCGAAGTACCTGCTGGTGCCGCAGGAGCTGGAGTGGCTCGCCCGGCAGCTCATCATGAGCCCGGGTGATCCCGAGAGCCCCAATCGTGCGTCCAACCCGTTCAAGGGTAGCACGGGCGGTGGCCTCAGTGTCATCGTGTGGCCGTACCTCACGGACGCCGATGCGTGGTTCCTCCTGGCTGAGCCGTCCAAGCATAACGTGCGGACGTACTGGCGGGAGCGCCCGAACACCATGCACGACTGGCTGTTCAGCAAGTCGGCCATGGCGATGAAGGTCCGTGCGCGCTGGATTCGCGGTCATAGCGACTTCAAGGGCGTGTACGGCTCCCCGGGCGCGTAAGTAGCACACCCTGCGTAGGGGTCCTTCTGGGCCCCTACGCTTCCCCTCCCCATCCTACCGGCCCGCTAAGCTTCCGCGCGCACTCTTTCGTGCGGTCGTAGGGGCCAGAGAGGTTCCATGCGAGACGCAATCCGCTACAACCAGCCTGTGATTGCCCCAGCGTTCATCGGGGCGTCCAGCGCTGCCAATCCATTTGCTGTGACGTTCTATGTTAGCAACACGACCAACCCGACGGAGAACCAGGGCTCGCCCGGACCGACTCGTCAGGGGCGCTCTCCCAAGAATCCCTTCACGTCCGTCGCGAGCGCTATCAGTGAGGCTGTTGCTGGGCGCGGGGATCGTATCGTCATCCAGCGCGGTACTTATACGGTCAGCGATCTGGCCGTCAACAAGGCTGGCCTCGTGCTTGAGGCTGCCAACCCCTATGGCTACCCGGATCACGTTCTGATCCAGGGCGACGTCTATGTGACTGCTGATGGCGTCACGCTGCGCGGGATGGAGTTCTTCTCCAACTCGGCCAGCGAGGGCTCCGTGGCCGTGGGTATGACGTCTGCCGGGGCCTTCAGCGAAGTGAATGGCTTCACGGCTGAGCGGTGCAGCTTCGCGTCGGATGGCACGTCGGAGCCTGAGTATGGCCTGCGGATCTTCGGCGGGAACAACCATACTCTGATCGGGTGTCGCTTTGTGGATAACACGCGGGCTCTGTCGCTCCGTTCGGGTAGCGACTCCTTCATCAGCGGTGTGCGGATTCTCTTCTGTGAGTTCCTGGAGAACACCGCTTACGACATCGGTACGGGCAGCCCGACGGAGAATCCAGATGGCTCCCTGGACGTCACGGGTGACGGTCTGGGACGTGACGGTGGGGTCCGCAACCTCGTGTGCAAGTGGAATACGTTCGGCACGGGTGAAGTGACGCCCACGGACTTCATTAATATCGTGGGGACGTCGAGCGGCGTGATGGCTGAGAACACGTTCGCTTCTGCTACTAATGCCAGCGCCACCATCACGATCCCGGCGGGCATCCTATATGGACCCAACGGGACCGAGGCTGGTTGGAGTTCGGCACGCCCGTCGTAGCAAGCTGGGAACGGACGCTCTATGCAGGGCTCACACAATGGGTTCCTGCATGGGGCGTCCGTGCCCTTACAGCCATCAATGCACTCGCGTGGGAGCCCTTGTGGCTTTCTGCGTCCATGCTTGCTGCGTACTGGGAGCCCGCATGGGCCCTGTCCATATGGGCCTCGCGCGGGCTGGAAGCGTGGGCTAAGCCGCTCGCGCACCGCTGGAGCCCCCGTGGACGCCCCCGTGATCCACACGAGCACGGTCTGCCGTCTGGGGATGTCATGCTTATCACGGCAGCGCTGCTCCCGTGGTTGGGTTGGTACGCAGTCCCCATTATCGCACTCATCGCGTGGGCGCGGCTCGTCCGCCGAGCCCACTGGCCCCTGGATGTGCTAGCCGGGGCTGCTCTCGGAGCCCTCCTCGCTGCCTCATGGAGACTCTATGCTCTTTACCTGTAATCTTCCAACGCTCACCATTGACAGCACCACGCAGACGTCGAACGTCATCACGGGGTTTGGGGACGCAGAGGCGCTGGTCCTGTACGCCCCCGCAGCACTCACCGGGACCGTGACGGTCCAGGTCTCGCCAGCTACTGACGGGACCTTTGTGGATCTGGAATCGTCTGGATCTGACGTCACGCTGACGGCCGGGAATGCAACCGTCATCACGGAGATTCCGTTTAGCGCGCTGCGGCTCTCGTCCAGTATTGCTGAGGGCGCTGATCGCAATATCAGCGTCCAGAAGCAGTTCCGGGTTTGACCATGCGAGCCGCTGAAGCCCTCCAGATCGCTCGCAAGCTCGTGAAGCATTATGAAGTGTTCCAGTCCCTCAATAGCGTCCTAGAGACTGCCGCGCAGGCGGAAGCTATCGCAGCGAGCGCCCAGCGGGAAGCCCAGAGCGCGGCTAGTGCTCTCGATGTCGCCCTCCGTTCGCAGCAAGCCGCTGAAGAGCAGGCCGCGCAGATTCTTGCGGATGCACGACAGCGCGGTGATGCGTATTTGGATCGCGTGCGTGCTGATGCCGATGACGTCATCAAGCGTAAGGCAGATATCGTTGCTGCGCTAGAAGCCCGTGCCGCGGAGATCGCCCGCGCGAATACGCAGACTGAGAAGGATGGTGCGGCGCGCCGTGAGTCCCTAGAGCACGAGATCGCGGACACTGCGACCCGGCTAGCCACGCTAAAGGACGAGATGGCTGCTGTGCGGAAGCGTCTAGGAGCCCTCGTCAACTAGATGCAGCCTGCTATCCGGCTCCCGGAGATCTACGACCTCAACTTCAAGACGACGCTCGACCTCCCGGGCGTCAACAAGAACGCGGGCGGGCAGGAGGCGGCGTGGGGCGCTGCTGGCGCTGTCCTGTTCTACCCGTTCGACGTCAAGCGCGCCTTTACGCCGATTCGGGTGGTCGTCGAGAACGGCAGTGCCGTCAACGGGAATACCACCATCGCCGTCTACGACGAGGACATCGAAGACATCCTGATGAGCACGGCGGCCACCGCGCAGACCGGCGTGGACGCACGCCAGTACATCAATCTCACCACGTCGGTTCTGCTCCGTGAGGGGCGCTACTACAAGGCGCTCTCCAACAGCGGAGCAACGGGGCGGTACAGCGGGTTCGCGGCCTTCCGCTCAGTCTATTCCGGCGTGCGCCAAGCAGCGAGCGGTGGCATCGTGGCCTCGCCCACGATCGTTGACCCGGCTGCTGGCGTCTACGACATCTCGATTATCCCAGCCATAACGCTGTTCGGCTACGCGGCTGGCGGGGCCTGACGATGGCCTACCACGTCATCTACCGGGAGTCTGACGGATACATGTGGCAGTCCTACGAGCAGGACACGGCACTACCGCTTCCCGAGGGCTACTCGCAGCCTGACGGCCACGCGATCAAGTCGTTCGCCGGCCCACCTTCGCTGGATAAGGTATGGCACGCGTCCTCACTTAATTTTGTGCCTGCACTCGTGGCTGAGAAGGATATTGCTAAAGCCGCGGTGGACAAGGATGAGTACACACACCGACTCGTTCTTCGCGCGCTCGTGCTAGTCATCGCCGATGAAATCAACGTCGTGCGGACTGATCCGCTGACGATTCATACAGCACGCAAAGTGAGCCAGCTAAAAACGGCGATTAAGGACAAGATCGAGAGCCTCTCCTGATGGCCTATACGCTGACGATCCCCGTGGTTCTCTCCAGCGCCTATACGGGCCTTACGCTGCGGGCGCAGCTCTTCGATGATACGGGAGCGAGCGTAGGCGGCACCGTGACAGCTGGATTCATCGAGCGCGGATCATCTGGGACGTACCTGTGGACTGGCAGCATACCCGACAACCACCAGGGCGGCGTGGACTTTTCCAATAATGCTGACGGCGTGCTGCTCGCTAGCACGGCCATCAACCCGTCTGATGCTGGCTTGGACGAGATCGCAGAAGGCACCACGACGCAGCGCCAGTCTATCCGGCTCGCGAATGCTGCCAATGGCGGCAAGACGTCTGGAATGGAGACTACGGCGGCCACGATCCGGGACCTCGCGGATAGCAAGGATCGCGTGACGGCTACCGTGGATCGTCATGGCAATCGCTCCAGCGTCACGCTGGATCTCGCCTGATGTGGGGTACGCGCTACTGGGCGCCGCGCTACTGGGGTGCACGCTATTGGGGTCCTGGTGATCCGATCCAGTGGCTCATTGAGATCCGCGCCACGCAGGAAGCGACCAAGCTGACGTGACACTCGATAATTTGTGGAAGGCATTTTGGCTGCTTCCTGGCACCAGATGGGCCCGTATAGCGCTCACGGTATGGGAGGCTCTTCTCGGCATGATCTGCTGGGCGGGCGGCGCTTGGTATGGCGCATGGGGCCTTCTTGCACTCCCTATCGCATTCCTTCTCCATGAAGTGCTGTTCCGTGCGTGGGTGCGTCATATCGCGCGAATCCCCGACGCTGAAGACGGCGACACCATAGGCGTCACACATGCGGCGGTGCTTACGATGGAGCGCTGGATTGGACCAGTAGCCTAGATGGCCTCAGACGCTTACCTTGCTGGTTTGTTCGATGGAGAAGGTTCGGTCTCCCTACGGGTAGCTGAGTATCCAGGCCATACGGCGGCGACAAGCATCGGGATCGCTGTTGGAATGATAGTGGAAGCTCCACTACGTCTCCTCGAATCGCGTTTCGGGGGACGGTGCTACCGCGATAAGCGACTAACGAAAGCAGGCAACCCTGTTTACCGTTGGGAAGTTACGGGCACCACTGCAAAGCATGCAGTCCTTACCTTGCTCCCGTTATGCATCATCAAGAAGCCACAGCTAGCATTGGCGTTGGAGATGATCGGACTAATCGAACTCTCCAAAGCGCGTATCCGCGGAAAGGGAAAGGGGCGACCGAAGCCGCTCCCTCCACTCGAAAAGGAACTCCGTACGTTTCTAGCGGACGAATGCAGAGCACTCAACATCAAGAGCTGAAATGGCAGAACTGACTTACTCCGACGTGCAAACTCGGGTAGCGAACGACCTGCGTATACCAACCAGTGATACGCAGGAGATGACAAAGCTCCAGAACCTCATTAACGCCGTATATAGAGACATCGCCGTGCGCTATCCCAACTGGTGGTGGCTTCGGAAGCGTCAACTAATCGCCACAAGCGATGACATCAGCACGGGCACGGTTAGCGTCACGAATAACAATACCGCGATCACCTTTAGCAGTGCCCCGACGCCGAGTATTGCTGGCCGAGTGTTCTACGTGGTGGGGAATACGACGGACAGTGGCGCCATATACAGGGTCTCTTCCCATACGGCTGCCACCACCGCTGCAACCCTCGATGGCGTCTATACGGGCGCGACGGATACAGCAGCAGGCTATCGCGTCTATCAGGATACGTACGACCTCGCTACAGATACCAACCGTGTGATCTACGTACAGCGCTGGGGTTATCGGCTCCCTCTGGAAATCATCTCCCCGGAGCAGATGCGGGAGATCAAGGGCTATGACGTTCGTACGGGGAAGCCCCAGCTGGCTGCGATCTCGGACTTCGACACGACGGGTGATCCCACGACGCAGAAGCAGCTCATCCTCCATCCATACCCGGATGCGATCTACAGGCTGGAGCTGGACTACACGCGCACGCTGAATACGGAAGTGTCCAGCACCACGCGCTTTCTGATCCCGGATGACTATATCCAGGTGCTCGTCTACGGGACCCTCTCGCGGGCATACCCGATCTACAAGAATGATGCGCAGCGTGGGGCATACTTCCTCACGCTCTTCAATGATGTGCTGGCCCTTATGGTGGCCCACCAGCGCACGCTGTACGAGGGCTTCCCGCAGACCATCCCAGCAGATACGCACCGGAGCTTCTATCGCAAGGGTAGACGTATCAGCCCCAGCACCGTCGATCTGGGTGACGCTTTTGGCCGCTGGCCGGCTATCTACTAGATGGCGCATGAAGCGGGTCTTGTATCGCTCTTCCCGCTGGCAGGGGAGACATGGGAGCTGACGGGCTTCCAGCTTCCACGCCACCAGCAGGGCACCGTTACGATAGCCGATCCAGATACGAGCGCCACTGTCACGTTCGACCATGCACAAGAGAATGCGACGTATGTAGCCCTTTGTGGCGTCGTAGGGATAACTGGAAGTCCTGCGAGCGGGAGCACGCGCCCCTATATTACGAGCCGTGCGACCACGGGCTTCACGATTAACGTGGAAGCGACGCCAGCCGGCGTAGCCACCGTTACAGTTGGCTGGGCGCTCTTCCCATGAGTACGGCATACCACGGCTTCGTCGTTCACCCATTCACGGCGCCCCTAGATATGACCTCAGCACCGACGGCGCTCTCTCCGGGTGGCGTGACGCGGGCAGAGAATGCCGAATACGTCACGCACATCACGCAGGAGGGGCGGCGGCTCTCGTATAAGAAGCGCCTTGGGACCGCAGCCTACAATGCGACCGCAATCTCCGGCACCCCGACGATTACGGCGATGGCGGACTTCTGGCGCCACGGTGCGTCCCTCAGTCCCGCACAGAAGTTCGTGGCCCACGCTGGGACGCAGCTCTGGAAGGACGACGGGGATGGCGTATGGGACTCCATCGGTACGGGATGGGGTACGAGTGACAGCCAAACTACCATCACGATCGCACAAGGGTATGCAGTCTTCTTCAATGGCGTAGACGATCCCCAGACGTGGAACCAAACCACGCTTGCGGATCTCCATGGAGCCCCGGTGCAGTACGGGGGCGGGATCTATCATCTCCGGCGCCTCCTCATGTACGGGGACGCTGATAACCCGTCCCGCGTGGACTACACGGCTGCCGGAGATATCACAGACCGGACAGGCGGGGATACGGGCAACTTCATCTTCGACGAAGATGACGGCGATAGAGTTATGGGTTTGTCTCGCCCGTGGAGAAGCCGAGTCTTCGTGTTCAAGGGGCCCAATGAGGGCTCGATCCACCAGATCAGCGGACGCACGCCGACGAGCTTCTCGAAGGATCGCCTCTTCAGCGGTGCACCCTGTGTAAGCCATCGCGGCATCATCACGACGCCGAATGATGTGTACTGGGCGAGCAGATGGGGCTTTCACTCCCTCACGGCGACAGACAAATATGGAGACACTGAAGAGGCATTCCTAAGCCGCCCTATCCAGTCCCTCTTCAAGACGATCAACTTCACCCGGATGCACCAGATTGTGTCGTTCTATCACCCTACGCGGGACCTCGTAGGATGGGCCTTCCCGACGGGCTCCAATACGCAGTGTGATACGGTTGCCGCGTACAACTATGCGGTCGGCGGATGGACCGTGTGGAAGTTCTCTTTCAAGGTTGCATCTTTTATGGTCGGCCTGACACCTATAACCCAGACCCCGCGGCTCTATCTGGGCGGGTACGACGGGGTTGCTCGGGCGGGCGAGCAGACTGCACTCTCAGACGATAGTGCAACCGCTATCTCCATGAAGATCCGCACACCGACACACCTACGGTTCAGCGATGCGGCCTCGGAGCTTCAGGAAAAGACCATCGCTACCGTTACTAGCTTCGTGCAGCCTACGGGGTCCTATACGGCGGCTCTTACGACGACGGTTGGTGCGACAAGTCAGTCCGACACGATCTCGCTCTCTCCCGGCTCTACAGATTTGATCGACGACTTCGTTATGGATGAGTCCTTGATTGGTTCTGAAAACGAGCTTGCCGTCGCGGAAACCATCGTGGAGGGCCGCGGAAAGGGTGTCGGGATCGAGTGGACCCAATCTGGAGTGAACCAGGACTTTGAATTGTATGGCTACGGGCTCCGCTTTGAGCCCGGGGAGGATATGCCTCTCGATGCGACGCAGTAGGAGCCCACAATGGCACTGACACGGCTGAATGACTTCGACGCTGGAACTAAGCTCACCGAGACCAAGCTAGAAGGTGAGTTTGACCGGATCTATACGGGCGGGCCCGATCTCGCCTTCCCACTCCCTAAGAATGTCAGCGCGGCTGGCTTTGATCTTACGAGTCTGGGTGAGGCGCACTTTGATAGTGAGGGAGATGCATCGGCGGCTGGGAGGCTCCGGCGTAATGGTGTCAACCTCACATGGCACGATGGAACGGCAGCCGGTCGGATCTTCTACGTAGGCGGGACAGATGTTCCCGTAGCTGACGGTGGGACCGGGGCGAGCACGGCGGCTGACGCGCGCACGAACCTAGGAGTCGGCCTTACGCTCGCTGGTTCCAACACCACCGAGCAGACCACGACGGGCAGCACCGACCTCGTGACGGTGACGACCAGCCTCGCTGTGGGGACGCCCTTTATCGTCCTCGCCAACTTCCGCAAAACGTCTGGTGCTGCTGCCACGTTCAGTATCGGCCTCAAGCTCAACGCAACGACGGTGCGGAGCGCGGTCGCGGTCACGACCGCCACCGACCAAGCCGAGAGCGGCGGGGTGATGTTCGTCGTCTTCCCGCACGATGCCAGCTACCTCAATGGTGGGTTCATGCTGCATACGTCGGGGTCGAGCGACTCGACATCACTCCGCAACTTCGGCACGGCCGCCCCGAATGCCGCGATCACGAGTGTCATCATCACGGCAGTCTCGGGCGACGGGGCGATTACCTGCGCGGTGAAGGACGTGTACGTTTACGCGCTGGCGACAAGTTAAGACCAGAGATAG